CAGGCCGGTAAGTGGACAGTCACACTATAACTGACTGATTAACTGGCTACTCATCCCCCTACATTGTAGGCTACGGTGGCCCCAGACCAAGTGGAAAAAATGGCTGAATTAGAAAACGTACAACCAGTAGAAAAGAAAGCATTTGTATCTCGACCATACTCAAATGCAGAGCGTGTAAAAAAGGACGAAGAAGAACTAGAAGAAATGCTCCGGGTACAAAGGGGCGAAACAAATGAAGAAGGATTAGAACAAGAAGCAGAACCAGAAAACGCAGAAGAGCGTTCATTTAAAAAACGTTATGGTGATCTGCGTAGACATTCACAAAAGCAGCAAGAAGATCTGCAAAACCAAATTAATGAATTGAAAGAACAGCTTTCCGCTGCAACTAAAAAAGAAATTAAACTCCCGAAGTCTGACGATGAGATAGGCGAATGGATGAAAAAATATCCAGATGTTGCCGCTATCGTTGAGACTATTGCAATTAAGAAGGCGCGTGAACAAGCTACAGAACTTGAAGAGCGTGTAACTAAAATTAATCAAATGCAAGAAGACGCAGAGCGTCAGAAGGCAGAAACAATATTACTACAGCTACATCCAGACTTTGAAGATATTCGTCAAGACGATGACTTTCATAGCTGGGCTGAAGAGCAACCACGTTGGATACAACAGGCATTGTATGACAACGACAATGACGCTCAATCAGCAGCAAGAGCTATAGATTTATATAAGGCTGACAGAGGTATTACCACTAAAAAGAAAAAGCGTTCAGGTGACGCAGCAGAAATGGTAAATACCAAAGCCTCACGTAATCGGCCTACAGCCGAAGATTCTTCAGGCGTCATTCGAGAGTCTGACGTACAGAAGATGTCTGCTGTTCAGTATGAAAAGAACCAAGAAGCAATTATGGAAGCTATCCGTTCAGGAAAGTTTGTATATGATCTTTCTGGATCTGCTCGTTAAAACAGTTGACATTAAAAGTAAACCGTATATAACTATATCAAAATATGTGGCCACAATAGTCTACCCACTATTTAGTGTAGTTATATACACATTAGCAACTACAATTTTATCCGTAAGACTTACCTAAAGCGAATAGCCCGTTGATAATGCATTAGGCCAAATGTATTTGACACGCACCTATTTTAATTAGCCTCTAAAGGAAGTTGTAAGTTAGCATCTGATTGCTGTCGAAAGGAGAATTACAATGGCATTCGCAGCAGCAGCAGGATATGGAAACCTACCTAACGGTAACTTTAGTCCTGTTATTTATTCCAAACAGGTGCAGCTTGCGTTCCGTAAGTCAGCTGTTTGTCAGGAGATTACAAACTCCGATTACTTTGGCGAGATCGCCAACATGGGCGATACTGTCCGCATCATTAAAGAACCAGAAATCTCAGTACGGTCTTATCAGCGCGGAACGGTTATTACCCCACAAGATCTAGACGATGAAGACTTCAGCCTCACAGTTGATAAGGCTAACTACTTCGCGTTTAAGGTTGACGACATTGAAGAAGCTCATTCTCATGTCAACTTCCAGTCACTTGCATCTGATCGTGCGGCTTTCCGTCTTGCTGATCAGTATGACCAAGAAGTTCTTGGTTATCTTTGTGGCTACAAGCAGTCCGCTCTTCATGCTATTGCAGACACGGTAAACACCACTGTCAATGGTACGAAAGCTGTATCAACTGCTGGTTCTGACGAACTTCTTTCCAGCATGAAACTTGAAGCTGACGACTTCGGCGGTTCCGCCGGTAGCTGTATCGGCATCAAGCCACGCGCAGGAAACGACAGTGCCACTGTTGGTTCTGGTAACGCTTATGCTATGCAGGTTATCACTCGTATGGCTCGTAAGCTTGACCAACAGAATGTTGACTCCAACAACCGTTGGATTGTTATTGATCCAGTTGTGAAGGAAATCCTTCAGGACGAAGACTCACGTCTATTCAATAGCGACTTCGGTGGTTCTGGACTTCAGAATGGTCTGGTTCTCAATAACCTTCTCGGCTTTAAAGTGTTTGTTTCAAACAACTTGCCATCAATCGGAACTGGTTCGTCCACAACGGGCGGCACCAACTCCAGCAACTATGGCATCATTGTTGCAGGTCACTCTTCAGCCGTAGCTACCGCAGAGCAAATCAACAAGACAGAGACCTATCGTGATCCCGATAGCTTTGCCGACGTTGTTCGTGGTATGCATCTCTATGGCCGCAAGATCCTTCGTCCCGAAGCTCTTGTAAACGCCAAAATTTGCTTGGTATAAGGAGATCGTAAAATGGCGTTAAACGGTATTGAAAAAATCTCCGTAGAGTTGAGTGCAGTAGATCTCGCCGCTGGCGCGAATACTGTTGCAACTTTTCCAGCACAAACTGTTATTCTCGCTGCTGGTGTTGAAGTAACCGAAGCTCTTGCTGGTGCAACTGCTTTGACCTTTGACATTGGAACAGGCGCAGACGACGATGAGTTTGTTGCTGCTTATGCAATGGCAGGTAAATCTGTAGGTGCCGTAGCTCCGTCCATACCGGGCATTGCTTACGTCGGTGCAGAAGACACTTTGGACCTTACTGTTGATACCCTTACCGGTACAGCTACCGCAGGTAAACTGCGCGTATGGGCATTGGTAATGGATGTTGATGGTCGGGGTGCCGACGAAGTAGATCGCGACACACTCGCGTAAGCTTCTTGAGTTGGGAGGCTGGGTTTAATGCTCAGTCTCCTACTCTTATTTTTATAAGGTAGAGAATATGGCAATTA